TTCCTGGTTCGTATAAGTAAATTTCTTATACAAATCTAGGTAATCTAGTTGCGTAATGCCGCCAATATCATAGAAAACCTGCTTGCGACCCTTGATGAACACCTCTTTCTGGGATACTAAACCCCAGGGAGACAGTCTCTTAGCAAGTTTTTCTCCCAGAACACGATCAATACGCTTGGTAATAAACGGGATATCGAACAGTTGGATGTTCCAACCAGTCACGACATCGGGAGTATTTGCCATCCACCAGTTGATAAAATCATTCAGCAGATCACGCTCATTATTGAACTGAATGTAGCGAACATTATCCTGTTTGATCTTGAATGGACCTTGACCCCAGGTGGTGATCTCCTTTGTATTGTAATCTTGGATGGTAATGAGTAGGATTTCCTGGTCAGCAGACTCAACATCAGGAAATCCGTTCTCAGAACGGGTCTCAATATCAACAGTTACAAGACGAATCTTGCTGGTATCAAAATCAATCTGCTCCTGAGGATACTTATCAGAAATATACTGATAGATAAACCTCTCATTGCCATAGATCTTGAAGTTCTCGACCTCACTATACTTCTTCAAAAACTCCCGACAGTCTGACACAAACCCAGGTTTAATGGGTTCAACATAATCACCATCGAGAGTCTTGTAGAAGGTCTCTTTCTTAGCAGGAACGAATAATGTAGGTTTGTATTTCTCTCTAAACTGAATGTACTCACCATTTTCATAACCACGAACGAGGAACTGGTCCCCAATCATTTGTACATTAGTATAGAATTTCATTCAGATAGCAGTTGATTGTATGCTTGAAGGATGAAAGGTTCAGGTGTAACAAGAGTAAGAATAGTATCACTACCAATTCTACACTTATCCTGAGAACTGAGATTCATAATGTTCCAGGGTTTGAGGCGATCCTTGTAGTCACCCTCAAAGTCTTCGTCCATCACAATGAACTCATACGGATTGGTAAGTTCACAATCTGGTTCACCAATGTCGGCACCATAAACTTCTTCTACTCCTGCGATGAGGCATTTGTAGTCGTCTTTGAGAACAATAACTTTAACTGATGGCATCGATCAACTCCCTATACATATTTTTAAGATCGGCAACTGGTTCAAAGATTGTTTGAACTGCATTTGGATTGACGATAAACATCGAATCAGATGTAAGTGGTTGCCAAGTAGCAAGAGAAACCTGAGAGGTGTTTGGAGCTTCCTCAGTCTCTTCCATAAGTGTCATCGTCGGTTGCAGAATAACACGATATGGACTGTTGAAAATGTATTGACGGGTCTTATCTTCAGGATCAATCATTTCTTTGATGTCAGCGATGATCTGATCACCGCCAATCACAGCGACTCTAACGGACATAGTACAGTTTTTACCTCTTGGTATTATAGCACATTATTTAGATCAGGGAATCATTGTCAGGATCGTTCAAAATGGCAAGAAGGGATTCAAGGTTATCAATCTGTTCCTGAATAATCACCAGCGTTTTTGCCAGTTGATATCTCTTCCTGTGCAGTTCAGTCCTCTCTTCTTTTAGTGAATTAATGTCACTAACGAGAGGAGTGATTTGCGATCTAAGAGTTGTGATTTCTGAATTTAAAGTTGATATAGCATTCTTACATGCTGTGCAGTTAGCATTATCAGTGGCAGTGGGTGTAACTGCGGTAACACCATCAACGCTTGTTCCGTAACCAGGACCTAGTAAGTTGTAATAAGTGCCAATTGAAGACCCACCATTGTTGGTGTAGACATTCATAGACCCAATTCCAATGGTAGATGATGACAGTGTGCTGTAACTTACATTGCCTTCTGGATCATCCCCAGTATACCCAACTGTATTCAGATTCCAAGTCTTGACTTGTGCTAAATCTTGATTGACTCCAGTTGTTGATGTGGTTCCACACCCAGCAACATACTGTGCGGTGTTAGCAATGCTAATAATTTGTGCCTGTTTGTCATGAATTTGACCAACAATAGAGAGAAGTTTGTTGTCAAACCCTCTAGTGGATGGATCAAAATCAGCAATGTCTTCATTATTAGGCGGTTGAAGTGCCTTGGTAGTTTCAATTATAAGTTCTCTTTCTTCTTTTTTCTCATTCAACTCCCCAACAACTCTTCTCGTTTCTTTAGTTGCCATTGTCTGTCTCTAAAAAATAAAAAAGGGGGGATGCCTCCCCCCGATATTTAGAACCAGTCCCTACGCTTATGCGCCTCTGGGATAATCTTCCCAAGAGTCACTGTCAAGAGACCGTCCTCAAAGATCACATCCCTAACTTCCGTCTCATCAGAGAGCGTCCAGACCCTCGTAAAGGACCTCTGCGCCAATCCTTTGTGGGAGAAGATGGTATCGGTCTCTTTGTCCTCCTTCTGCCCCTCTACGAAGAGTTTACCAGCCTCCGTATAGACAGACACCTCCGCCTTCTTAAATCCTGCTAAGGCGACTTCCAGCTTACATTCAGTATTGCTGATGTTGTAGAGGTTATATGGGGGATAATTAGAAGTAGTTTCGTGTAGTTTGAAGATACGATCGAAATAATCATCCATGCCAATGCTATTGCGTGTGATCTTATCCATCAAAGTAGAAAGATCCGACGCATTATACCGTGCAAGGTTTGCCATTATGGTAGCTCCTTTAAAAGCGAGTTTGTGTTGTGTGGACCCTTTCGGCATCCACTACTAATTATATAAGTTTGCATTAAAAAGGGGGGTCGGTAAACCCCCCATAAAGTAGCGTATATTCCGTATGTATAGAGTCGCGCACGAAAGAGCGACGAATTATTTATACGGTTTCTTCTCCTTCTACCTTAGTCTTGCGACCGATGTTATATTTTGTTTCAAGAACCCAGTTGTTCTTATCTTTGTAGGAAAGAACTTTGATTTGATTAAGAGGAGCAATGTCCTGAATCTTTTCTGCATCAACAACAGTGATCAGTCCCCAATCAGCAAGCAGTTGAGAGATTCTATTACGACGCTGGACATCGTTAACGGTCAGATTTGCCTTCTTACCGTCAAGAGCAAACAACTCTTTGAAGTGAACGATGTAATATCTACCCTGCTTGTGAAGAATGTGGCAGGATTGGTAGAGTTTCTTTTCCTTTCTGGATGCTACACCAATTCTTGTTAGGGTTTCTCTTACCTTCAGGAAATCATCAGGTTCACTCAAAGAAACTTCAATCATCTTATCGGGCGACCAAGCAACGGTCGGTTCAACAACGACGCTCATTTCAATAAATCAAAAATCTTTGTATTATTTATCAAAACTTTTCTTGACTTGATCTAAAGACTCTTTAAGAATTTCTCTTGCTTTACCGTAACCCATCTTAGTCATCCATTTTTTGTCCCAAAACTCATCTAGTTTGCAACTCTTACCAGTAAAATCTTCATATATTCCCAAGAATAAAGAGAACAAATGCCACTGACTTGTTGGCAAATACGAAGGGGAAAGGCAAACAAAAATTGCATCATATTGATAATCTCCATGATCATATTCTTCAGCAAACATTGTTTCCCACTCACATGGAGTGCCAAGATTTTTGCATAGGAACTGATTGTACGGTGTACGAGTATCATCATTATGAGTGCCGTCATCGTTACGAATCCAAACCATACTCTTCAATTTGCCCTGAGAGTGTAGATATGATCCCCAACTACCTTCATCTACTTTTCCATGCGCTTTCGCCATGATATATTCAGTTAGATATCCACCCAGATGCAGTTCTTCATCATCTCCATGTTGCGGTCCAACATAACACCCAGCCAAGAAATCATCATGGTGATCGATGTTGACGATTTCAATATTATCCTTATCATGAAGATATGAAAGAATATAATCATGATCCATTCCAAACCAAACATGTGCGTTTGGATTAGAAGAAAGTGCTTTCGTAAATGTTTCTATGAGATAATCTAAGCATTGTTCATTGATTATATTTTCTCTAGTATTTAAGTGAGGATACCTGAGAAAATATTCATACCATTTAGTGTATGGATGCCATTCAGAAAACATTTCGTTGTCTTCATTTGGCCATTGATCTACTGTAGGAAACGCATAATCAATATCAATGCTCAATACTTTCATTTCTTAATACCACCTGTATCCATTTTCTTATGGATGAATTTGATTTGCTCTGGCGAGAGAATCTTAAGTGCTTGTTGTGCCTTTTCGTTACTGTACCCGTAGTATTTTTTTACTACTTCAAGGTCAGCAATCTTCTCTTGCTTCAACCAGGGAGAGAATCTCTTCTTCTTTCTCAGACTATGTAGCATGAAATGGTACTGCATGTCTTTGTTAAGATGAGTATTCTTGTTCATCTCATTAGCAAACAAGATAGCATCGATGTGCCCAGACATACAACGATTCACGATGTAAGCAGGATACTTTTTGCATGCCTCAGGATCCTCACTAAGATCCTGTTTGTTCATGTTAATAGAGTTCAACCAATCCTTCAGTTCCATAGTAAGTAGTTACCAATGACAAGATAATCAATGTCCATTTTCTTGAATGAGGCAATGGCGTCCTCTGGAGTTTCAACGATTGGTTCACCGCTGATATTAA